CTTCTGTTTATTGCAGTTGGATTTGTGTGGTATGACCTGCATCTATAAAGCCAGAAATAAATTGGGCCAAGTTTGGGAATTATGGCCTTTGAATATGAATGATTTTGTTAATATTGAAATTAACAATGATTTTTTAAAACCAAAATTAACTTATACTTTCAGATTTGATGACCGGCAGGTAGAATTTGATAATAGTGAATTGATTGTTATCAATTATCCTAATCCGAAAAACCCCTATTGGCCCATGAGTCCAATACAGGCACAAGCCTATTCTGTGGATATTGATACCTATGTGGAAATCTATGAGCGGGATTTCTTTAAAAATTCTGCTCGTATTGATATGGCTTTATATACGGACCAAGACATTAATCAGGAAAAAGCTGATGAAATCAAAAATCGTTGGAAATCAAAATATTCAGGGAATTATCACGATGTTGCGGTTTTAACTTCTGGTTTGAAACCTGTTCCTTTGAAATTCACCAATAAAGATTTTGAATTTTTAAATCTGGCTGGTTGGTCTAAATCTAAGATTTCTTCTTGTTATAAAGTACCACTATCTAAATTAGGTGGTGAGGGTGATTCTAATCGGGCAAGTTCAGTAATTGCTGATATTGCTTTTAACCGGGAATGTATTCAACCCCGTTTAACCTTAATTGATGAGGAATTAACTTATGGAGTTTTGCATGAGTTTGATGAACGTTTAGCTGTACGTCATGAAAATCCCATTCCACGGGATAGAGATTTGGAAGTCAAAGAGGCAAGGATCTATTTAGCAGCACAACCATCAATGGCAATCAATGAATTCAGAAAAGAAATTCATGCTCTTCCTCCGGTTAAAGGTGGGGAAGAGATTCTTGTATCTATTAAAGGTTCTTTGGTGCCTTTAAGTCGGGCCAAAGACTTTGTGGATTTATTGTTATCGGAAGCACAAGATAATCAAAGCACCTCGACTGATGATGGAGATGATGAAACTGATCCTATTCGCCACGACGATGATGAAGGCAATGGTAATGCTGATGGCACAGATGATCGAGATGAAAACCCGACAGATGGTAGAGCGTTGAATGGGGAAGAAACTATCAATCAGAAATTAAATAAATTTTCTGAGTATGAGCAAGAATTACGAGAAACATGGAACAAGCTGGTTTTTCATAATGAACAAACCATCAAACAAGATTTGTCGATGGGATTATCCAAGATAATTGATAAAACCATCGGTGTTTTATTTTTTGGTCTGGGAGTAAAACCAATTAACTATGATAGTAAAAATTGGGTATCTCCTATTTCTGAGAAAATGGCATTTGAATATAAAGAATCCATTTTCAAGTTTAATTCAATGGAAGGCATTGTTTGGGAAGATGTTATCAAGGAGCAGTTTAATGGCAACCCACGTATTTCTAAAATAACTAACACACTATTAAAAGCTACCATTAACTACGCAAAATGGCTGGTCATGATCAATCAAGGAATTCCCTTTGATTGGAAAATTAACAGCAACGAGTGCGGTCATCGTGGCCGATTGGACAACATTAAGAGTAAACAATTATTCCCTAACCAAGTACCTAATTTTTCCTGTGATTGTACCATTACTCCAAGAAGTGATGGAGAATAGCCATGAAATATTTTATTTTCCTTTTGGTCGTAACCTTGTCTGGTTGTGCTTCGGTGCATGTGAAAACTGAAAACTGTCAGGCTGATTATTATTCATTATTTAAAGATATAGATGCTGCTACGATTACGGTATGTGGTGGCAATATGGAAATCATAGAAAGTAATAGTAATGTTACAACCATCAATACTGCTTTGGAATTACTAAAGTCAGTACAATGAGGTTGGTATGAAAAAAATAAAGGATTACCTAGTTTGTTTTTGGTTGGTTATAGTAAGTATTATCGGTTATATTATTGGTTGGTTTGCATTTAATAAAAACAGGAAAGGGTGAAGACAATGGCTTATAGAATTAAAGGTAAAAATGGTTTGCCTATTAAAAAAGATGGGCATTTTCTTTTAGGGTCCGATATGCCAGTTGTTAAGATTGAACAATTGGATGAAGAAAACATGTCTTTCTTGGCAATTGGTTCCACGGAAGATGAAGATCGAGATAAAGATATTATCCGTATTGCTGGATGGCAATTGGGTAATTTCAAAAAGAATCCAGTACTCCCATGGAGTCATAATTATTGGGAACCGCCGGTTGGCAAGGCATTGATGGTTAAAAAAGATGTTGAAAAGAAACAATTGGTGTTTAAACCCCAATTTGACAAGGATGACGATAAAGCCCGTTTGATTTTCAATAAATATAAAAATGGATTTTTGAATACTTTTTCTGTTGGTTTTATTGGTGTTGAATGTTGTTTACGGGAAGAGGGAAATTATTGGGGTGGTCGGGAATTCACCAAACAGGAACTTTTGGAGATTTCCCCGGTAACGGTGCCTTGTAATCCCAATGCCAATATGGATGTAAGATCCTTGACGGATGATCTTCCGCCAAATCTTACTCAAATGGGCTATAAGCAATTTATGTGTAAAACTGAGTCTGGTTTATTTATTCCGGTAACGGATACGGAAATTTACACCAATCCATTTATTATTCCCTTGTGGAACGGTATCAAGGGAATTTATGGTTCCATGATTGATACCCCTGAAAGTGGCGATAAACAACTGGTTGGTTATGTTTTCCCTGAAGATATGGATGAACAAACTGCTAATGAATTTGTGAAAGCACACACAGACAACAAAGCAAAAGTTAAATATTTTGATATGGGTAAGAAACAAATTGGTGAGGAAGAGTTTGATTTGGAAGTCGTGGAGGAAGTGGAAGAAAAGGAAATTTCCGATGACTCTATTGAAACGGAAGAAATTTCAACTGAGGTTGAAGAAGAAAAGACAGAGGAGAATGTTGAAAATAAGGAAGAGTTGGAAGAAGAACAAAAAGAACCGTTTATTGAAGTAACAATATCTATTATTGATACAGAAGGTAAAGAGGTTAAATCCCGTAAGGAAAAAATTCAAAAGGAGGATATTAAGGAAGAAGATATTGATAAATTGTTTGAATCTGTTTTAGCTGAGGATACAGCCGATGATGGAGAAATGAAAATATCTGATAAACAAATGGATGAAATTGTAGAACGAGTAAAGAAATCTGTTGAAAAAGAAAACGAAGTAGATAATAATGACAATAGTAATTCTGAGATTGTGCTTGCTGAAGAATCAGAAGAGTCAAAAAATGGTGAAGTTTTAGAATTTGATGAATCACTGTTCTCCCCTGTCAGTGATGATGATAATTCGGAAGATTTCATCGAAATTGACGATAAAGATTTTTCAGAGGTTAAATCACAGATGAAAAAAGGCAGTATAGGTAGTATTGGTTTAAAAGAAGTTTTGGAACAATCGGTAAAATCGGTGTTAGATAATTTTTCTGGAAAATTGGAAGACTAAAAAATAAATACATGGAGGAAATGAAAAATGAAATTGACTAAAGAAGACCTTATTAAGATGTTGGACGAGCAACTTAAATCTCATGTTGCCGGTGATGATTTTGGGAAAATGGTACAGGATGTTATTGGCAAACACATTGCTTCTCTGCAAAGTGATGTAGCACAGCCGTTTGGTACGACTTCTAAAGCTATGTTGGCTGGTCTGCCGTTTATTAAGATGGATGGTGATTTTATTTCCACCAAGCAGGGTTCCATTATTAATATGAAGAATAAACAGAATCCTTGGGTACAGGTTTCCGAAGAACTTGGTGCATGGGCTAAAGATTTTGCTAGTTATTTGAAAACTGGCAGTGTTTCTAAACTGCTGTCGGAAGGTGTTGATAGTGCTGGTGGTTATCTGGTTCCTGCTGAATTCCGTGCCATTATGATTATGTGGGATGCTCTGCCCACTTTGGTTTGGCAGCGGGCTACCGTGTGGCCGATGAATGGTGAAAAACTTGGTTTCCCGAAACTGCAACAGGATGCCGATGTTGAATCTGCCAGTTTTGATCCGTTTGCTGGTGTGTCGTTCAGTTGGACGGAAGAAGGTGGTGAAAAAGGTTCGACGCAGCCTAATTTCGGTCTGGTGGAAATGGTGGCTCACGAACTTTCTGGTTATACGGAAGTTACCAATACTCTGCTTGAGTCTTCGGCGGTCAATCTGGTGAATTTCTTGACCCGTATTTTCCGTGCCGCTTGGTACTGGATTACGGACAAAACATTTATTCAAGGTACTGGTGGGAAACAACCGTTGGGGATTATCAACGATCCTTCGGTGTTCACGGTTAATCGTCAAACCGCTTCCAATGTTGAAGTTGATGACGTTC